TAGAGCCAAAACCAGTACCACCAATTTCAGCACCAAATGGAATATCAGCCTTTTTAGTCCACGAGAATATAGACGAGCAGTAAATCTTGTCGTATGTGTTATAGGAAAGAGCAAAATAATCTTCAACATCAGCACCTTTGCTCATGTAGTAATAACACAGTTTGTCAAGGGCATAATTGTGATATTTGGGTTCAAGATTAAGAAGCCCTATTTTCATTTCCTTATTCCTTAACTCCCTGTAAACAATGGCTTCCATGCCACCTTGCCCTCATTGCTCCCTTGGCACTTGCAGTAAACCGCCGTTGTGCAGTCAGGTTTGCCATCAGGCTTCAAGGGATAAACCCTGCCAAATCCATTACAGATCGGGCAGACTTTGTAATCGTTATTTGTCATTTTTAACCCCCTTAATTCCCCTGTAATCTGTGCCTTTGAGTATTACTATCCTTCCCTCCTTACACCTGCTGACAATCCGGGGCGGCAGTTCCATAGTGTTTGAGGTGAGCAATAGTGGCAGATTGTTGGAGTAGCGGTTGTCAATTATCTGGTCTATTTTCTCGCCGCTCCAATCCGTCATCTTTTCGACACCGATGTCATCAAGGACAAGTAGCCCCACTCTTTGCAGCCAACTCATAATCTGCTCATAGGTGCGGTCTGTTCCCTGTTGATCCCATGACTTGCCGGAAACTTCATAACCGCGTTTGAGTTCGTCGAGCAAGTTCACCACTTTGTAAAATGTCGCCGTCTTGTAATTATCAATCATCATCCAGACGGCAGCCTGCGCAAGGTGCGTCTTTCCCAGCCCGGGTGTACTGACCAAAAGCACCAGCGGCATATCCATTTCCCCATTCACCATGGCAGTCACGGCCTTTATCGCGTCATCGAGGCCGACAACATCCTTTCGCGCTTTGAGTGTATACAGCCTCTTGGTTTGATAGCTGGATTCCGTTAGCCTGGTTGCTCTTACCAGCGCGTTATCTAATTCACTGAAAACGGTTGTATTCATGCCACACCTTGCCTTTTCGCTGACTCTTCAATTTCTTCTGCTGATTGGAAACCATTGCAATGCGCGTTTGGGTTGTAGGATGAGTGATAGTTGGATCGCCCATTATTACCTGGCTTACTTTCAAACTTCATCCAGTTTCTCAAAGCAGCCCGCCATATATGTTTTTTACCGGGGTGCTTTCCAATATGCCAATCGCGGCAGGAGCGGATGAGGTTTATGTTGAGGGAGGGGTATTCCTGTAAAATTTCATTAAGCCAAGCAATATCGTCTTGTTGTTCTTTCCAGCCCGGGAGTTTTTGTAATTCGAGTAAAATTTCTTCCCCTGATGTAGTAGTATATATACTCTTATTCTTATTCTCCTTCTTCTTCTGCACCGTTACAGTAGCGTTACCGTCACGCTCTGTAACGTTACACGCACAATCAGTAACGTTATTATCTTGTGTCAGGAGAAGATTATTCCTGTGCCTCTGAACTCTTTCCCTGGTTAGTTGCCTGACTCTATCCATACCGTCAATGTTCTGGTGCTTTTCCCAATTAACCAAGCCGATAAACCCGTTGTCATTGACGAATATCATCCCCATCTGCTTGAAGGTAGCAAGCGCCAGCCGGATCGTGTTGACCGGGCGGTTGAATATAGTCGCCAGTTGCTCTTCTGAATACGGCATATTCTCTGACAGGAAGATGTAGCCATTTGAGTTCAATTTGCCGGCAAGGCAGAGTAGTTTAATCCAGATAATTAAAAGCATATCTGCTTCCGGCATGGCTTCAATGAGTTTGATTTTCTCATCATCGAACATCGTGGTTGTCAGTTTTATCCATTTAATTTCCGGCATTTATAACTCCTATTTCGTCCTTACCGTTACTGTAACGTTACAGTCTCAATCCTTATAAATCTTCCAAAATGGCAATGCTAAAGCCTTGTGCGGCCCTGTACCTCTATTCACGTCCAGACAGTTTTCCTCAAAGGTCTGGCGACTCGTAACATAGAGATTGCTGGTCTCTTTGTCCTTGATTTGAATGACTGTCACGCCATATCGTTTGAGCTTGTCGAATATATCAGTCTCGATTGTCCAGCCGGGCGGGGTATGAAACATATTCTTTGAGCCGTATAGCTCTTTTCTGAATACATTTCCCCGGACATACCCGGCCACATGCACGTCGTCTTTGGCATACAGGATTAGCGGTTTAACTGCTATCGGCATTTATTTATCCTCTTTCGGTCTATTCACCAATGCCCTGACTTCCCACTCTTTTGTAGAGAGCCATGCCGACTTTCGCGGGGTGATAAATGTACCTTCCGGGCCGGTATGGTGTTCGCCAAATATGTCCAGAGCGATGCCTGATTGGACTTTGACCAGGCTGGGGCGTTTGCCTGCCCCAGCCACCTTGTGGGTAATGACCGCCTCGATTAGCGTTAGATCGGATTGATGGCGCGCCAGCAGCACCGTATCGCCGACCTTGTAGAAAAAGAGATTATTCACCTAACCCCTCACCGTCGCTATCGCCACATAGACGTCCTGATACTGTTTAGCAGTTTTCCCTTTTAGCATTTCAGGGCTGGCTACATTTGCCTCTTTAGCCACATCCGTCCTGCTCATAGCCCAGTCCTCATAGCAGGCCGTAAAAAGAGCACCTGCGTTGGTTATCTTTGCTATGTCGCGCTTTGGCTTACCATTGACAGCGGTATCAGGTTTAGTGTCAATGGGTTTGTCAACAGGTTTGTCCATGGGTTTGTCGGGCTGCTTTTCCCTGCCCATCGCCTCAAAATCCTTGTCTGCCTCGGTCTGTGCGGGTTCAGGCTCTTCGGCGTCGCCATTCGGATATAAGAGTTCTGGTTTTTCTTCGTCTGGCGGCGGTAATAGCACCTGGCTGCCGGGTAGAGCACCCAGCTTTTGAATCTCTGCCAGGGTGACATCGGTGCGGATCTGTAATATGCTGACCGTCTTCTTGACTTGCCCCTTGTCGGTTTTAACTGTTACTTCCCGCGGCTCAATGGTAAGTTTGAGCGGTATCATGCTTACCCTGCCGCACATCCCGCGTATCAAATCTATGGCTGAATTGACTGCCACAATAGAGTGGTATGAGCCGGTGTCGAGTTGCCAGATACCTAGCCCCGGCACAGACGGCAAAAGAAACATCAGATTCATTACTTCCTTGCATTTCTTCTGCTGATACATCGGGCAATCACGCCCATTACAGGGCATGTCGCGGCGGTCTGTCTCGGTGGTATCACGGTGTGCGAAGTCGCCTGTCTTAATATCTATGAGCCGTGTGCAGGTTTCGCCATCCCCTTTACATGTGATTCCGCGAAAGGATGAGTAGCATTTGTAAAACTGACTGGCGAACTTGGTTTCATCTTCTACCGGAAACATGATAGGCAGGGACTTGGGCTTGTCCTCAAACAGTCCTGCTATATCTTCGGGCAGGACAAAATAATCACAAGCCTCCGGGTGTTCACCGGTACCGCTCTTGTTGGGTACTTTGATTCCGGTTCTTATCTTACCCAGCCTGGGAATTTGCCTAACATTGCTTAAGCCTTTTATCATTTCTCTCTCCTTACCCTCGCGGGCTGATTCGTATTGTTTCCTCGACCCATATCCTGATACCTGGAATAGCAGGGATTCCAGCCCTTACCAACTTGCCAATGGCTACACTGTCAACACATAGGTATTCTTGAGGTACCTTGCTAATATCTTCTACGTCCCATTTGCGGAGCTTGACTGTGCTGGCAGAGCCATTATCCGTGGTGACTGTTTTGGGCAGGACTTCGGGTGACGGCGTGATGATGATTGACTCACTGATTTCGCCTGTGCCGTTTGCTTTCGCTTCTAATATGGCAGCTTCCATCCTGGGCCGGTTCGCTTCATCTATCTGCCTCTTCTTTTCCTCCAGCTCGTGCCGGTACTGCAAAATCTTGTCGCGGGTTATCTTGTCGGCTGCTTCTAAAGGTTCCATGATTGTTTTGAAGGCGGCATTGACCTCAGCTAAATGAGTAGCAATCGGGTCAATGTATTCCTTCCGCTTTTCCTGTATGGCTTTTTTGAGCTTACTGAGGCAGCTAAGGTCCTCAGTGGCCAGTTTAACTTCCTCTTCGCTCAGGATGATGCGGCCTTCGGCATAGTGTTGTAACCTGACTGCCTCATTCTGCAACTGAAGGACAGCGGGATCGCCGCTGGGGTTGACCTTGATTAAGGCGGTTTCGGTTGCGTTAGCTTCCGACACTGGCTGCCTCCTGCTCTCTCCTGCTCATGCACATGCCGGCATTAGTCTCAATGGACAAGGGCTTGGTGCAGCAAGGGAGACCAGAGCCGACCCGTGTGACATCGGCAAACTTGCATCCGGTGCAATTTTTAATCTGAAACATAATCAAACCTTCATTACGATGCGACATAATTCAATCTCCTGCATTGGCTCATGTATTCCATGTGTGCCTCAATTTCCTTTTCGATAGCTATTCGCTTGGTCATCTGGCGGTCATCGCATGCCGCCTGGTCTGTGCATATATCGCGGCGGGTTATGTGCTGCCTGTCCAGCGTCGGGAAGTCGCAAGGCCGGACATCGCTGCCAGTGTGTCCGCATAATTCACAGGTTAGCTCTTGTTTTTCCGTGCCCTTTTGGGTTATAGTGATAGTAGGATTCATTTTGTTTCTCTCTCCTTTCGGGGCCGGCTCTAACCGGCCCCTTCTTCATTTTTGCGTTTGTGATTTTACCCACTGATTAACTCGTTCTCTTTTCGGCTAGAAATTCCTCCTTTCATTTAGTGATACCTCTTCGACAATCTATAATCGTCATGGCGGTTGCGACCACCACAACCAAGAACACGGTCAATAACGCATTCATTTAGCCGCCTTCCCCCTTGTAAACATTGCCCTGCTTAAGCATTTCCCTCAGCACCTCTACCGATACGAGTAGCCGCCTGCCGAATTGGACTGCTGGAATCTTGCCTGTGTGTATCATCTCGAGGCAGGTAGTACCGGATATTCCGAGTATCCCTGCGGCTTCTGTGGCAGAAATGGCGATCCTCTCACTGACAGGCAGCAGGCGACTCGTCTTGGGGCTGCGGGTTGTTTTCATTTAGCGCCTCCCGATGCGTAGAATTCGCTGGATAAATGTTAGCTTCATGTCACTGTTTGTTACCTTTGAAAGTAAAAAAATATCAGGGTAAGCCTTACTTACACCTGTTAGGAATTTTTTACCAAACCTTGTTTTCCTGTTCTTAATACGATTCCAACTCACGCGGTTCATGCCTATTTTACTAGCCATTTGAGTATCGGTTAATCGCCCAGCCCTTTGCTTTTCCACCACTGTATTTATCACGTCTATCATGTAACAAATACTAACATACATTATGCTACAAAGTCAACCCCTTTCGGTCGGTTTTTTAAAATATATTTGCAATAGAGGGGTTTCACATCTTGACAGTGGCTTTATGTTATGTTACACCTAATGTTACAATGATTAACTGGGGCTATACCATAAAGAGGCTGATGGATGAACGGGGTATGACGCATCTAGAACTTGCGGAAGCTGTTGGCATGTCCCGTCCTAATGTTACACAAATTGTTAATGGGCGGAATAAATCTCCGAGTGAGAAAAATCTTAAAGCTTTTAGTAAAGCCTTTGGCATGACTGTTGAGCAATTAACAAGTGAGATATACGGCGGCCAACTAAAATACGGCCAACCCATTATGCGGATACCGAAACCAGACAATATAAAAGGCGAACTATATGAGGATGAGTCAACCGCGATGGTAGAGTTGCCCCTCATGGGGACTATCCCAGCCGGCGCCCCTGAGGTTGAAGAAGAAGATATACAAAAAGTTTACATTCCTTTCCCTGCAATTCTGGTGAAAGGTGCGAGCAAAAGAGTGTATTTGTTAAAGATTGGCGGAGATTCCCTAAGTGGAGATGGTATCAATAAAAACGACCTGGTGGCGGTTGACCCTGAAGCCCCAATAATAGAAGGCAAGATTTACGCTGTGCGCGTTGGCGGCGGGGAGGTTGTTGCGCGGCACATGAAGCGGCTTGACGGGAAGGTCCGGCTCACATCAAGCGATGGCATTCACGAGGAAATAGAGCTGTCCGGTGTCGAGGTCATGGGGCGCATTATCGGCAGCGCAAAAATAAAGAGGCATTAAATGAAAAGGGTATTACTGGCCTTCAGTTTGATATTCTGCCTTGTGGCTGCTTCGTGTTCTGGTGGTTCGGGCAGACCTTCTTCCTCCAGTGTTTCATCCCCGCCTCATCTAATCGCCTCATTTAGCGGCAATAACTCAAAAACAACTGCACGTTTCACGACAACAAAAAGCGCGTGGTATTTAGAGTATGACTGCCAATATGCTGATAAAGATATTGATGCGATGGTATGGATGGCGACTGTTTTGCCGATGAATGAGCCGTCAGATTCAAGCAACTTTATCTGCGCCCTCAATACGAGCACCCCTGGGATTGACACCTCGTATGTTTATGGTCACAAAGGCACGTTCTACCTGAATGTAATAAGCACATTCGCCAACTGGACTATCGATATTTACGAGTAACCCCTGATGCGCGGCCATATCGTAAAACGATATAAATCATCTTATACTATCTACCTCAATCTGGGGCGTGATCCGGTCACCGGCAAACGTAAGCAGCTAGTTGTCTCAGTTAAAGGCACCAAGAGGCAGGCCGAACAAAAACTTGCTGATCTCATACACGGGATGGACATCGGCAATTACATTAAGCCCAACAAGGTCACGCTGGGGGAATTCCTCGGCCGCTGGATGAAAGATTATGTTTGGCGCAAATTGTCCCCGCGAGTCGCCGAAGGTTACGATACTATTGTGCGCTGCCACCTTATCCCTAAACTCGGCTCTATATATTTAACACAACTGCGCACCGACCATTTGCAGACATACTACTCAGAGACACTAGCAGCAGGCCGTGTTGACAAGACAGGTGGGCTAAGCGCTCAAACACTAGTTCACCATCATACCATCCTGCACAAGGCGCTGGAAGATGCAATAGAACAAGGGCTACTCTTTCGCAATGTCGCCAGTTTAGACTCTGCCAAGCCGCCGCCCGCCGAACACCGCGAGATGTTGGTCTGGTCAGAGGACGAGTTAGTGACATTTATCCAGGCTGCCAAAAAGACACCATACTATGCGTTGTTTTATGTGGTACTTTTCACCGGGATGCGGCGCTCTGAATTCATGGCGCTCCGGTGGAGTGACATAGATTTGACCACCAACCAGCTTTCAGTTGCCCGCACCCTGCATCAGTTAAGAGACGGCACACTTATTTACCGTGATACCAAAACAACAAAAAGCAGGCGCACAATAGCCCTCACCCCGTCCACGGTCAAACTGCTCGAAGAATACCGTAAGACACAAGAGGCAAAACGCGCCGCGCTGCACATGCAGCCGTTGAAAAGTGACGACCTGGTATTTTGTAAACCAGATGGCAGCGAGTTGCGTCCAAACACAATTAGCCGCGCATGGGTGGACTTAGCTGTCAGGGCTGGCGTCAAGCGCATCCGGCTGCATGATGCCCGCCACACCCATGCCTCGATTATGCTGAAACAGGGAACGCCTGCCAAAGTGGTTCAGGAAAGGCTCGGACATGCCAATGTGGGTATTACACTGGACACCTATTCCCACGTGGCACCCGGCATGCAGGAAGACGCCGCCCTGCGCTTTGACGATATTGCCCGGGGGAAGCTATAATAAGCGGGTTAAAAATACAGTGGTTATCTATCGGTTATCTATTTTAGTTATGTCCAGTATTCTACAGCCCTGAATATTGCTAATTTAGGCACAAAATAAGGTCTTGGAGGGGTGACCGAGTGGCCTATGGTGACGGTCTTGAAAACCGTTGTTTGCTCAATTATCTACTGCTATCAGGCACGATATAGCACACCTGTTTTAAAATCCAGTTACCTATTTTACGCACAAACCATTACAGGCGGTTATCTACCACGTTATCTATTTGTTATCTATTTTTTTATAACTCTTATTTTATCGGTGGCCTACCGACTTTCCTGTCTTTCATCTGTGTTATTTCAGCACTGGTAAATAATATATCTCGACCGTATTTATATCCTAGCTTACGGCTTTTTGCTAATGCCTGCACCCGCCGAATCGAAATGCTAAGTTGTTCAGCCACCTGGTTGGTGGTAAATAATTTAACTGATCTCATTCCACAAAGCCTTAGGCGTTGGAAATTTGGTATATACCTTTTCTCTAGCGGCATCGAATTCACTCAACGTCCAGGATGGTATTTTTGACTCTCGTCTAATCTGTAAAAATGAGTCAAACGTAGCACGGACTGAGTTTTTAAATGCAATGGATCTCTCCTGTTGCCTTTTATCGCCAAATATCAGTAATATCATCATGTCCTGTTGCGTCAAATCAGCAATAGACAACTTCCCGACGGTTTCGTAATTAAACCAAGTTTCATACAGCGTATTATTTAACCTGATTAGAGTCGGCATGAGAAGCACATCGTCTTCCTTCATCACTGCGATTCTCAATTCAACAGGAGGGTTTTTGGGGATAGCTTTGATATGCTCATCATCCTCCCTGATATAAAATACCGTTTTCCACGGATCGCTTATTGATTGTTTTACTCTGCCATATAGCATAAGCCCGGGTTGTGCTGTTTTGATTAAGGTCTCCGCGTCAGTTAAATTATTCACTATTTTCTCCCTTTATTTTATATGAGCCACCTCTTTTAACTATGCTCTCCAGCAAAACAGAGAGTCTCTTATGGTTTAATTCCGTACCAACAAACCGATGTCCGTTTTTATACGCATTGATACCCACCAGCCCACGCCCCATGCACAGGTCTCCGATGCAGGTATAATCCTCATTCGTGCATATCCATTTAATGATATCTTCTTCATCCATGTAATCTAAGGGTGTTGATTGTCTTTTCTGGCTACCACGAATAATGTAGCAGATATTATCTCGTTTGTGATAGTAGTTGCTGTTATAAATAGCGACATGGCGATAAATTGATTTCATTTTCTGGATAAATTCCCCGAGGTAATCCTTTCCAATCTCTATATAGCAAACCATTGGACTGACTTTAGCAACGCATTCAAATAGCCGGGTGTAAAACTCATCATACCGGTGGTAGCTGTCTATATCTGCCTTAGTATAAAAACTGCGCATATTACCCTGATTCCAAGGGGGATCGCTGAATAATAAATCTGCTTTGCGCATAAAGTTCGGCAAGGGATTAAATATGTCATGGACCTTAACCAAACTACCATTATCAAACGACACGATTTCCCCCGCGCCAATAGGATGCCGCTTATAAGCGTCTCCATAATTCCACTCAGACATTTTCGTCGACCTCCATCATTGCCCAGGATTTTGAGTATATCTGGTTCTTAAATAGTTCTGCTATCCCGGTAATCTGTTTTAGCCTAAATACTTCTTCCAACTCCATACCCAATGTTTGAGCTATCTCATCATCGGCTACACCCTGCTCCACCAAGGCTTTAACCAGATCCCCCATTAGCTCCACCTGGTGGACACCCCGGGCTCGATTAAACTGCACTGTAGCCTCCATGCGCTGGGCAATATCATGTGGCAGCACAATTACCGGTATCTCTTTAGCCTCTAAGTAGTCTCGAAATATGATATATCGATGGAATCCATCAACAATAATATACTTTTCAAGATCCGCATCCCATACAGTAGCTACGGCATAACAAAACCCGTTAGCTATAATAGACTCTGCCAACAGTTCCATGTTTCTATCTGATACACTATTAGGGTTATAGTTGTTAGCCTGCACCTGGTTAATATCAACTATTTTTACTTCCAGACACGGTAGAGTAATATTCCCTTTCTTGGTTGCAATATATTTCATAGTAGTTCCATCCATTTCCTCTTTGTCTCCTCCCGCGGATCCGGCTCATTTTTAACCGGTAAGTTATTTTCATAATCGTTTAGTACAAGCTGGCGGCATTCCTGTCTGGCGACAAAATTATTGTTTAAGTGTTTGCCGAAGCGCCTTTCAAATATTGGTTTCTTGTCAATGTCGGGGTAAGTCTGTAATAGGAAATCTCGATAATCCATCCAGTTTTTAAAACTCTTAGGGAGCTTCTGCACTTTTAGCATCTTGGTATCTTTGCCATACAGATTACCTATGCTGATTCCGCCGATCCGTTTCAGCAGACGGTTATAGGTGTCTGGCTCGAATTCCGGAAGTTCAACCAGAGCTTTGAATGATTTTTCATGGATCAAGCTTGAAACACGTATCTCCTGCAGCCCCATGCCCTTTTTATACATATAGTCGTAGATTTTGGAGTATTGCAGTTTATTATCATAGATGTATTTCCAGATATCATGAAAGTTCCAATCATACAATGGGTAAAAAGACGCGCACCCGTTGGGCATTTTAGTGCACCAGTAGATATCTTTATAGCCGGGATTCTTGACCATAGCCCTCCATCGGTTGGGACTTTCAGTTGCCCTTAATCCTACCAAGAAAGCCGTCTTGGAGCGGGAATGCTGGAAATTATCCAGCGCATCATAGAATCCAAACCCCTTGTTTTTGTCACGCACGGTTTCCATGGATTTATCCCAGGATTTATGTTGTATAGAATATGGTTGTTTGCTGCGCATCCAGATTTTATGTTTGCCAGCCTCCCAGCATAACAACTGACTCTCGGTTAAGCTGGTGGCATTGGTAAGTTTAAATTCTATCTGAAACCAGAGTTTTATGGTGTTCTCCGGGTATATCCCCATCAGATACTCCACCTGTTTCACTGTGCTATCATAGACAACTTCTTCATCAAGAAAGAATATACCTATTTTGCGGTTGCGTTTGTGCGCTTCAATTAAAGATAGATGCGCTAAAACAGTACTGTCCTTGCCCCCACTGACAGACACGACGATATTTTCGAACTCGTCAAAAATGTAGGAGATGCGCTCTTTGACCGCCTCAAACACATTCTTATTGATATAAACTTGTTTTAGCATAAAAATCATCCAATTTTTTAAACCAAGTTGTCAACTCATTGATGTAATATGAATCCACCTTCAACCCCGAATTGATAAACTGGATATCCGTCATACCGGATGTTTTTAGGAAATCATTAAAATCTATCCTCCGATGGGGAAAATCAAGGATAATATAATCACCTGGCTCACAACTACGATAGGTACTCACATTCGGCAGTTTAAACCTGTCATTACGCGCTATGTATCTCTTATCCGGGTTGATAGATGATCTCTTGAAATCCCCAGCAAATATATGCAGTTTGCGGGGAATAGTGTCAGGGTCTGCACCCCCCAGGGTGTCAAACAGGTGCCTCTTTTTTTCTTCATATTTAGCCAAGTCAAACAAGGTTGGTTTTAAATCAACTGTCTTAAATGTATAGTGCTGTGGCTTGGCCACTACCTCTTCATCTGCTAAGAATTGGTAATTAAAGGAACGCCCTTTGTATTTTCCTGGGGACTGATAATCCAGAAGGATTATAAAATCATCGTTATTCTCAATAAATGGGAAGTACTCAAATACTATGACATGCTTAGTCTGATTAGCATAATGATGCGCACAATTATAAGTTAAATCACCCCTGTTTTGTGTACGTAGACACTCATTAAAAACCAGTAGTGTGTTATCGTCTATTTCTTCAAGCAATCGGTAAAAATATTTATACATGATAATATCAGCATAGCGGACGTGTTCTATTCTTTTATCGGTATAAACTGATAAAGGGAATTCATCTGGGTAAAACACGAATATCTTGTTTATTCCCCGTTCCAAATAAACGTCTATGGTATGCTGCTTCTCTTTGTTGTTTAAGCCTATGCGTATCATAATGCTTTAATCAAATCCTTAAGCTTTGCCTTGCTACCTTTAATCTTATCCACCTCTGACTTAAAATTTTCCACCACATTTCCCTTAGACTGTAATGCGTCGTTTATCCGGTCGTCAATACTGTCTGAGCAGTGGATGTCTATATAGACTACCTTATTCTCCTGGCCTATGCGGTGACATCTGTCCTCAGCTTGCATCCGCTCTGAATATTTAAATGCATTATTGAAGAATATCACGTAATGCGCTTCGTTAAGCGTCAGCCCATGCCCTCCGCAACTCTGTGTAGCAATAAAGAACCGGGCGCCACCACGGAACTGCTCAACATTGACTCTGCTATTCAACTATTGTAATTATACGCTATAACGTATAGTATGTCAATAGTTTTAAGACGGTTTTTAGATATATTTTGAGCAAATAAAAAAGAGGGGGCCGGAATAACTCCAGCCCCTGCACTATTAGTATATACTAATCTTTGGACTTTCTTTCAAAAGCCTTATTGATTTTTCTTTGTGACTCTTTGCCCTTGCGCTTTGACTGCCTGCCCATCAGGGTAATAATCTGAGATGTATTTTGTATCACTACTGCCGCCGTCCCCATCATACGCCTCCATAGACTCTTGACAGGATTCGATGATTGAGGGCCTCGCTTTTTCGCCACTCTCTCATTATAGCTTTTTTCTTATGCTCCATCCTGTCCAATGTGTGAGCCATGCCGTAACACTGCACCCTCTGCGCCGGCAGTCCCAGCAATTGCACCATGGACGAGCCAAGCAGCCCCACGCCCTCATAATGAGACTCATCATACCGGGCCTCAATCTTATAGTATATGGAGTTGGAGTTTGCCCAGTCCGAATCTTTATCATAGACCGATTCCGCCTTTACGATAGTTTCAGCGTTGGGTGTGTGGATTGTGGTCTCAATGATACAAGGCTCATCTCGATATTTGACTTCAGTCCACGCGTGATAGCCCGAAACATCATCAGTCTCTGCGTTCATTACAGCGCCCAGGGCTGTAGTTGCCTTTATTCCTCCAGCCCGCAAAAGAGAGGTGCAAAGGTTAGCTGTATCAATGCAAATTCCGCACTTGGTGGCAGTTAGAACTTCATTCGGGAAGCTCCATGAGTAATCCAGTTGTTTCTTATAGAACCAACTGCAGCACGACTTGTCATGCCGGTAGAACCTTAAGCCAGCAGACGGCTCGCCACTTTTATTCAGAGGATAAAAAAAACTATCCCTGACGAAGGTAGCCACTATCCTGACAAAATCATTATCAGATGTGGCCATCACTTTCAATTTTTCCGACTGCTCCAGAACAGCGATATTATCCGGCTGGACAAAATCAGTAGTCAGCCACCGCGCCGGACGCCAGGGACATTCAGGGGTATTCATGCCGCTTCCTCCAGATCTGCCACAAAGTGCGGACCGAACAACAAGACCCGGTTATCTGCCAGTTTGATATACGGGTATTGCTCAAATTCCCCAAGCTCGTCGATGGTACCGCTCGACCGGGGCAGTGTCAGCCTCAGGGCTTTGAATGTATCTTCGAAGCCATGGCCCGGCGTTTCCTTAATGACTGTTTTCAGCGTGTAATTCTTTGACATTTTCCCTCTCTAATTACAGGATATTTTGAGATAGTGGGATTGAGCCGCTTTCTCGACTGCCCGTTTGGACTCGGCGGCATATCTGGTAGCGTCATTAGCCCATGACCTTGATAATTCGGCATTCAGTTCTGACAGTTCGATATGCGGTCTGGCAGCCGCTTCTACCTTTTCTGGTATTTCCGCGATCAAGCGATAACATTCCGCAACTTGACGCATGGCTTCGGCTGCTAATTCCAGTGATTCAACTGCCAGCCTGGTTGCCTCGGATTGCCCCATATTGCCTCCTGTCCTAAATTACTTTCAGCCGGTGCATAGACCAGGATAAAAATCTACTGTTTTTATATGGCATATTCTCCGGGTGGGCCACACGGTAGCGAACTATGTGAGGGAAGAACCATAGGGCAGCGAGGTTGACGGCCAGTGTTATAATCAGCCACCATCCGGAAATGAAACGAGCCAAGCTGAACAAAATAATTAACGATATACCCCATGCGATTGCCGGCCATCTCTGCTCAAATCTTGAAGCCTGTCTGGTAAAAGGTTCACCGGGAGGTCGTTGCAGGAATTTACAGTAATACCAGTAGTAGGCTCTGGCTATCCAGTCAAGCAAAGAGTCCAGCCAGGTCATACAATTCTGTCCTGCCGGGTCGTGGAACATCGCTGACAAATAACTGCCCGCCATATCCCATTGTCATAGGGCAGTTCCCGCCAAGCATGCCAACCAATCTGACACAGCAGGGATTTAAGACGATGAATCATAAGCGGATACCTCCAGCAGCTGCTAGAATTCGATTGTAGTGCGCCTTTATTCTCAGTTATGCCTGTTAAAAATCGATTTAAACCGCACCACTGGGCGGTGTGACATTTATTACCTTTGTTGCAGCAGGAAGCGGCGTGGTTTTTGACGAAAGAATGCTGGTGACTTTCTTCACACCGAAATTGGCACCGAACACGCCGAGCCCGGCCCATGCCAGCGTATTCGGCTCCATATCATTCCACCAGCAGGCCACGATATACGACAGGAGAATAGCGGTAAAGCCAACCTCGCCAATTTTGCTGACTACCTTTGTAAGCTCTTCGCCCCAGCCTGAATAGTTAATCGCCATAAAGCCTCCTATGCCAATCTGTAAATTAGAATCTCTGCGCCTGCCACATTAATAGTGTCGCCTGCGCCGGTAGTACCTAATAGTTCGAGGTTATATTGCTTGTCGGTTGCAACGGTGGTATCTGTCGGGTTTGCGGCAGAGTCGAAGTTCCCATCTGCTGTTATCTGAGATATTGCCCCATCGGTAATATCAGTAGTGGTTAGCGGATCTGCTTTATTTATCTGAACTAGTTTACAGTCCAGTGTAGCGGTTGCTGCCTCTATCACATCACCGACTAATTTATAAGAGACGACAATATCCCCTATTTTCAGGAAGTCCAGCGGCATCCAGCATTTCTTAGCAGACTTTTCAGCCGCCAGGGTTGCGCCGGTCGCGCAGGGCGTCCAGTCGGTCCCGGGTGCTGGACACAAAAAATTATTGACCATGAATGTCATAGCCGTCCGGGGTGCAGCGACGGGGTGCCATGCGCTGTCACTGCCATAAATCAAGGCTATATGGTCATCGTCTGAATTGAGCAGGATATCGCCGTTCAGATCGAGGTTACCCGTGCCGTCCTTCAATGTGATAGCCTGCCCGTTCGGCCTGATGAATAACACATCGCCCTCAGAACCACCGCTTATGGTGTCAAGGTCGTCTGCTGCTGCACCCTCTCCTGCTAATTTGTGATAAGCCTGCGTGGCTGTAACTGCGCCTGTAGCAATAGTGAGCGCGGCTGCGGCTTCGAGGTCTATGTTGGTTTTAAGAAATTCCAGATTATCACGTACATGAGTATTCAGGTCTGTCGAGAGAAGATATACACCTGCTCCGCCCGTCCATGTTTTGGGTGTCGTCCACGCCATGATGTCCTCCTAATACCAGATGCAGTCAGTGCCATCTATTGCGCTGCCGTTGTATGACGCCGTGCTGATTTTAAATATCACCACGGATTCCATTGTCCGCTGGATTTCAAGCGTCCACTCAGCCGTCAAAAGTCCGAATGGATCGTGGTAAATATTGATAGCATTGATATAGCAATCCGCATTCAGCCCAAGGTCGGTATTGATTACGGTAATCAAGTCGCTAATCTTGCGGGTGAATATCTGTGTTATAAGGTCGTCTGTCTTGCCCTGAACCGTCATGCTTAATCGGGGAACAGGGTCTTTTAATCTGGCCTTGTAAGCCTGTGCCAATGACACCGTCTGCTCTTGTGTCTGCCCCAGCGGCCAGACGAGATTCATGACACGGCGACCAAATAGCTTCTTGCTGGTTTCGTCTAATTCACGCACCGTTAAGGTCTTGGTGCCGGTTTCTTCGTGTGTCGCTGCATCCATCGAAAGATAACGGTATATAGCTGTAGCGGCTACACCCGCTATTTCATAACTGGTTGTATTGGTAAGAGTTAAATCAATAAAGTCCGATGATGAAGAGTTTACGGTTACCTGCAAAGAAAAAACTTCAACATGCCATATCCCTGCCTGATTGCCCCAGGCAAGTTCAGGCGGATCGGCGTTAGGATTCCAGACACCTAAGATATGATAGCCTTCGGCAGATTGCGATATCCATGTTTCTGCTATGTCGCCGGCAGATGGATGCAGTGTAATTGTGGTTGATCCGCTTGGCGGCACAATACCCTCTTTCATGTCGAAGGCGTCTTTGTTGGCGTATTGCTCCGGTGAATCAGTGACTACAGTTGTCGCTGTTATATCTATTTGGCTGCGGATGTCGTTGTATATTTCCCTGTCGTCAAACTCCAGGGTGATGTATTTCATTGTGTTGTCGAAGGTCGCTACACTCATGCGTTCCTCGCAAACCGTGACTCGTATTTGGCATTGCCCTGCTCGTCAATGTAGAACCTGCCCATCGTGGTCATTTCGAGGTTTCTCACAGCCTCAAGGGTAACTATGTCGGTGGCTTTTAAACCTGATGCCTGGGCGATGGTAAAGTCGGGATATCCGTCATTCCGAGATGGGCTTATTCCCCATATATCCTTAAAGTCCCACCCGGCAAAGGATGATTGAAACTTCATAGTGGCAGTGGATAAACCTAATCCGTCACCATAACTCTCAGACTGCCCGGATGTCTGGACGTCCCACTTGCAGCGTAAAACCGTGGCGTTATTTGTCTGGCAAAACCCGCCGCCGGCTGTATTTACCGCACCTGTGGAATAGCAGTTTTCTATCCTGCCCGCGCCCACTGTGTTGACGAATCCGGCAGCCGCACCGGATGAGTTGTAATCAGAACATGCCCCGCGGCAATAACAGTTTCTTATTATCGGGTTGCGCGTTCCTCCCCCCGCACCGACAAGACCCGCGAATCCCCCGGGAGTGTATTCGTTAGTATCTGTGATACTTACACTGCCCAGGCTGTAACATTTTTCGATGGTGCCGTTATAATTCGAGGCCACAAATCCACCGACACCGGAGCTATAAGTGCCGCTGGTCACAACGCTTACATCGGCCCAACATCTTGAAATAGTACCCGCCCATTGGAATCCCACGAAGCCTCCGGTATAGTTCGAGCCTGTAGCGCCATTGGTAATAGCACCTGTGATATTGCAGTTGGTGACTGTGCCTGCATTTATCCAACCAATAAGCCCGCCGACATAATTCGGAGTAGCGGTGGATATATTAAGGGTAAGTCCTGTGACCGACACTCCGTTAACTGCAGCAACCCCATCAATGGCGCCGAACAACCCCACCGCGTCCAGAGTGCCGGTAGCGACAAGGTTGGAGATAGTGTAACCCTTGCCGTAAAACTTGCCTGTGAATGGTGCAAGGTAAGTCCCGATGGGTGTGAGCGTTTCCCCCGTGCAGTCGATATCGGCTCCAAGCTCATAGCTGCCCGATAGACCACTGCCCACGGCCTGCAACCCCGCAAAGTCTGTAATTACAGTAGACAATTAAATCCCCCCGTATTCGGCTACAGCCGGATATTTCAGGTCGCCGCCTGAACCCAAGTCCCGGCGCGAGCTGCTCCACCCTGCGGAATTAAGCAACGACTCCATAGCCTCAGCCTCGGTCATTACAGAACGATTTTCATAGTCCTGTTCCACAATCTGCCTCGCCAGTAAATCCGTGCCGTCAGTGCAATAAATTGACACCGACTTTCTTTCGGGATGAGGGTCGATAGTGTATTTTGAGATAAATCCGAGAAACACATTGTAGTAAGTGGAACCGCCGTCATAAGTTCCTCTCACTCGTATAATGCGCCAGGGTAAAATCTTCCCGTAAAGCACACCTGCGGAATTAACAGGAGAATACTTTGAAACAAGTCCGGGCTTCATCCTGATTTCAAGGGTAGCCGCCGGAGCGTTCCCCGCCTCAACCTCTTTGCCCCTGCTCCAGCTTATTGTCTGCACATCGTTAGAGATATTGTCATAAGTTCCTGTAAAATCCGGTGTGGCAGCCCAGTCGGTCATGTCCCAATCAACACAAATCTCATAAGTGATAGTCATTAGACGCTGCTCCTGCCGAAATAGTAGCCAGAGTTCACTCCGCCAAAAGCATTACGCCTATCATCCTCACCGATGATTTGTTTCACCTTGCGGGCAAAAGAGCGCAGGGATGTTTCGTCACCCAAAAGAGTTCCGACATTAATAGACACACCGCCGCCACTGCCACTGTTCTGTGTGCCGAGAAACCTCTCACCACCATGCGCTATGACAGGAACAGGCTTTCCCAACGGCCCAGGGACAGTCCCCCCGTGCTGGTAATTGCCGGATGATAGCTTTTCATAGTAATCGTCATACGATATCTTTCCCGATTTGTAATCGGCGTCAAGAGCTGCCATGCGCTCTCTCTTTGATGATGTATCCTCGCCAGTGGCGTCCGTCATGAGCTTATTCATGGCTATAATTGAGGCCGCCGCTACCCCTGCACCTATCGCTAATTGCGCCCATCCGGAAGGCCCGGACAAGGCTTTCATGATGGTCAGGGCAGCATTCACACTGATAATGGCTCTGGACAACGAACTTATTCCCATCAGTATCGCGCCACCCGTAGCCAGAACCACGCCAATTTTTAGCAGTGTTTCTACTACTTTGGGATTTTCTTTAGCCCAATCAGTTATCTTGCCTATAATTTCTGTGGCCTTCCCCACAAAATCAGTGAATGCCGGCAAGACAGCAGCTCCAATCTGCTCTTTCATATTGTCAAATGAGGTCTTTAGGATATCCAAGGGTGAGGCCATCTTCTCGGCAGAGCCTTTAACTTTTTCCTGCATGGCTGCCAGTGCCTCGGCGGCGGTAGCATCTGCGTCAAGTACGATACCGTAACGCGAAAGTATGCCATAGTTACCCTGAGCTACCTTGCCGATGAGTTCAGCAGATGTGCTAACATCCATCTGCTTAGCCGCCGCAAAGTCCAGCGCTAAAGGCAGCAGGTCAAGCGCTTTCTGATAATCGCCAGTAGTGATAATAAGCTCGGATAAAGCGTTTCTTTGCGCGTCATCTGCTACGCCGGTTTTTCTCGTGGTTGCCTCGATGTTTCTTTCAAGGCTGTCACTTACACTGTCATAAGACACGCCGACATTATCCAGGACAGATGTAAGCCGCATTACATTTATACGCTCATCTTCAGCAGCTTTAGCAGCTCCGCCAAGGGCCGTCACTATACCCAGCCCTGCGCCCATCATAACTTTGCCGACGTTAGCCAGCTTCTTGCTCATGTCCTCAGCTGATTTGCCGATACCGGATAAGACCTTACTGGCCTCATCTTTGCCCTGAACAATGATTTCAACTTTACCTTGACTGGCCATAGTATCTCTCCAACAATTTATCGCCCATATCCAGCAATTTGGCTATCTGGATAATCTCGATGGACTCATTCTCCAATTGGGAAGGCAGACAGTGGAATCTCTCGCACAGCCTGCCAATCACATACTGCCGAGGTTGCCAGGTGTTTGAATCGGGAGCCAGCGCCTCGTCTAGCTGCTCCCCGGTGCTAAAGGGACCGTAAATGCTTCCCCTTTTATGGCCTCACACATCAGGAGCAGAAGGTCGAAGGGCAAGCGCTTCAGTCCATCCACCCCAGCAGGTAATTCATTCCCCGATTCATCTTTGAAGTTCCACTTGATTACTACCAGGTTAAGCAAGTCGTAAACAGCAGGGGCTACTTTAGCGGGGTTGCTCGTATCTGATGTTTGCAGTGCTTCTATCTTTTCGAGGAATAATCCAATGGGCGGATTGACGCGGGCCTCAAACTGCCAGCCCTCGTATTCCCCCGTGACCAAAAAAGTCTTTGTTTTTATGGGGAGTTTATCTAACATCTTTGTCCTTTACGCAGTGGCTATTTCAATCGGGCCGACACCCTGAAAGTCGTATGAGATGAGATTCAGACCATCAACCGACACGCTGGGATGAGCGCCTGTAATAATCGCGGTGCCTCGATATTGCTGTGTGGCGGTAGCTGATTGCTGTAATTCCAAACCAACAACAGAGCCATGGGTAAGCGGCGCGCCATCTTTATACCCCTCAAAGGAGCCAGACCATCCATGAAGCACCGGCAGAAACGTCCTGTGGCTGGATGAATCGAATCCTGTCGTGTCAACCACATCAACGATCTGGTCGATCTTCCAACTCTTGATACCGGCGACGGCTTTAGCAGCCTGAATGTGGTCTATATTGAGGGTAAAAGCGCCGGGGTCATTGGCTGTCAATTTAAGACCGACAGATATGGCCGCATTGTAATCGGTAAAATCAGCCGTAATGCGGCAGAACTTCCACGTATTCGCTACCAGAGCTGGAATATCCAGAGCCAGCGGGTTTGCGCATAAAGCATCCTCGTCGATTAAGAGCTGCAAGTCTCCGGCTGTCGTAATGTTGACTGTGGATTTTGCCCAGAACATGACAGCAGTGCAACCCGTCAGATCGGTTGAAGATATAGCTTCAGAGGCGACTATGTCTCCGTTGGCTATTCCTGCAGCGCAGATGAATTTCGCCGAGCCTGAACCGACTTTATAGTCTGACGTATCGAGAGAGGCGGTTACATCGGCGTCAACCTGTTCGTTCCAGACGTCCTCGCAGTCCTCGATTGTGGTTACACCAACATATACATTGCCTGTTTTACCTGCTAATCTAGCCATGCTTCACTCCTAAGCTGTCGCTATTGTTAAAGCGGCGGTGCCCTGAAAGTCGTATGAGATGGTATTTAAGCCATCCACGCTGACAGAGGGGTGCGCACCTGTGATAATCGCCTGACCTGTATATTTCTGTGTCGAGGTTGCGGATTGCTTCAGCACCAGGGCAATTTCTGTTCCGATAGTAAGTGGTGCGCCGTCCTTGTAGCCCTCGAAGCTGCCTGACCAAGTATCGATTCCAGGTAAGAAATACCGATGCCCGCTAGAATCGAACCCTGTCGTGTCTAAAGTGTCGAAAGTGTGGTCTATCTTCCATGATTTAATACCAACAACTTCCGCGGCGGCGACTGTAACCTGTCCTGCTGTTCCAACCAGTCTTGCCATATATGCCTCCTAATTATTTTTTGAGAAATAAAAAAGCGGCCTGTTAAGCCGCTAAGAGTTAAGAGAGTTAAGTGTTAAGCGTATATCGCTATCTCGAATTCAGTGGAGAGATAGGTTATGCCACCCCAGTTTGTAGCACCGATTCCTAGATTCTTGACCACCTTACAAGTGTCACAAGTAGAAGAGAGAGTCAGATCCGCCTCAATGGTTGCCAGGATAGAACTGCTCCCGGTTGGTTCGATATAATCAATGATCTTATTAAATGCCGAGGGTGCGTCCTGTTTTGCCAGGAGTATCAATATTCTAAAATTCAGGTCGTGATTATCACTGAAATCAGCGTTATAGTCTGTCTCGCCCAGCAGAATCAAGGCGCATGGCAAATCATTCACTGAGTCCGGCAATTCACTGGGGGCAAAAACACGCAGTCCTGAGATTGCGCTCAGGACTGTCTTTAAGCCCGTACCGATGGATTCTATACCCATGTCATTCTCCTATGGCCTCCTGCTCTACCTGCCTTACTACCTTCAGTTCATAGCCTTCTATTTCAGGCTGAATAGTATTGACTGTGTGGGCGAACATGCCGACACCCAGTACTTTAGTCGAGCCTTCCATATGGCGGGCTTTCATCTTACTGGTGCCATATTCAATAAACCCAGCATAATTTACATTAGTTCCGATTATGGCCGACTGTTCACCTATCTTGTGAGTGATACTGGCCCTTAACCTGCCGGTATCGACGACTGTGCTTTTTTTGGCTTTGGCCTCTACTTTCAGCGTCACATCCGTCAGGTTGTCATGGATAGCCCTTTTCGGAGCCTCGGATTCCAAGCCTTTTACTATTTGCTCCAGCCCTTTGATTAAGACGGTACTTTCGGTCATTAGCCTATCCTTGTTTTCCTGTAGGGATTATTCAACAGGAGTTCCACATCAGGATCGAGCCCCTTATAGACGGTCATGGTGCCAGTTTCGGCGCTCCCTATAACATCAGCATATGCACTCTCGCGCCGTTTGAAGTATCGGCAGGTTTGAATAATCGCGGCCCGCCTGACAGGCTCAGGGACAGTCGAGGCATAACCCCATGTGCCGATAATCTTTACGCCGTCCAGGATGTCAGAGGCAAATCCTCCATAATTCCCGTTAGGATTTATCTTGATATATGTCTTAGGGTATTCATTGCGTGGATACAGAATATAATCCGTTGTGGCCAGCGTTGCCTCATAAGTACCATCCCCGTCCTCGTCCAGTTGTAAAGTGGTGACACTTACCAAATCATCGATAAACAGGACAGAGTCGCCGTCATAATATTTAGTAGCAGTCTCAGTGTCGAACTTCCTGTGGCAGTAATCATCAATAGCAGATTTGGATTGGATTATCATGCGCTGGATAATGTCGTCTTCGTCGTTGTCGTCTATATTCAATTCCGATTTAATCTCTTCCAGTGTGCAGTAGTTTCCACCATATTGGGTAACAGTGATAAAACCGGACAGGGCAAGATCCACAATGGTATCTGTGTATGCCTTGATACAGTACTGATAAACACCAACACTGGTAAAATTGGTGTTGGTCACGGTGTAATAAAGTGTTCCGGCAGTAATATCAGTCCACGAACAGGCTGAATCAATAAGCAAAGTCCCGGGGGCAAGCGGAGCCCATACCTGAAGTTTAGCCGAATATCCCGTCATGTTTCGGGCTGTCCCGGCGCTGTCCTTCAGTGTAAAATTGAGGTTATATCCGTAAGAGCCTTTTGTTACTGTAAAATTCTCTGTATTGGCCATAATGCCCCCTATCCGATATTCCTATCGGGATAAACCGTATTCTGACTTCTGCCGGCAATAAGCTCATCTTGGGAAGTATCAGGGTAGCGGCTATCTTTGCTCCGAGAAGATATTGCACTAGCCTGACTTCTATCCCCGATGGCGACATCTATCCCACTAACGGATGGAGCAGTAGGCTCAGCTTCCCCACCGAATAAACCACTGCCGATAAAAGTCCTGCCGAATAAAGCCTGCGTCATACCGCCACCCCATTGACTTTTGCTATACTTGCTACAGCTATCCCATTGACCTTTGCTATTGAAGTCGCAGCTATCCCATTTATCTTGCCTATGTTTGTCCAACCAGCAGGAGCCGTGTAGACACATATACCAAACATTACTCTAATAGCAGAGCCCGCTGCTAAACACGATACAGACATTGTTTGGTAGTCTACAAGGTCATAAGTATGAGCAGTGTCGTTTCCTGCTGTGTTGCCTGACAGAATAGTAACTGTTATTCCAGTATTATTTCCTCCGCCACGGACATTGAGTGTATAGTTTCCACTAGGAGCAGACGAAAACTTAACATAGAAGTTTTTTAGCTTATAAGGTGTCTGACATCCACCAGAAAGACGATTGGCTTCAGTAGCGCTCCAGTCATATTCCGTATCATGCAAGGGTACATATTCAGTAGTACCTACATTGGGTTTATTAAGTGAGTCTGCACCGAGTACAAAAGATTCATTCGCAGTTGTACTTAGAAATACCCAACTTATTGCGGCTATCTGTCCTGTAACAGCAGGGGAGCTCACTGGCACAATAGATATACATAGTGTGTCACCTGCTGCTAGGTCTACTGTGTGGGCAGTATCATTCCCTGTAGTGTTATCAGCCACAACTGACGTAGTTAGAGCTGACCCTGCGCCATTCTTCATTAGCGCAAATGTATAAGCATCAGGGGCTGCCCCCGCATCTGCTGCCATATCTACATAGAGCTTTTTAGCCGTTCCTGCGCAAGGAATAGGATTTACACTGACATATTCGCTTCCGCCGTTGCGACCACCTTGTGCAGCATAGTACCTAGTACCACCGTTATAGCAGTAGCCTCTACTTAAAATTATATTTTCATTATCTATGGTAGGTGTAAATACCATAGTCCAAGTGGGGATAGTGGATGCTGAAGGAGTGCCACTTGGTGTTGCTAGAATATCAACTATGTCACCAGCAACTACTGCTACTGAGTGTGTAATATCTGCACCAGTAGTTGCCGCATCTGATATGGTGATAGTTAATGCTGCGCTTACACCATTTAACCTGACTGTAAAGACAAAAGACTTACCAGCACCAGGGGCAGCGGCTAGTTTAATATACCAGCTTGATAAGGTTCCTCCAGTAGGAATAACTTGTTTACGATAGTAGTCTTCAGCACCCCAAGTAGTCCCATAGTTTGCTAATGAGTTATATGATGCTACTGAGTTGCTGGGTGAGTTGCTATATATGCCTCCAAACAGTAGTTGTGTAGTCATATATTCATCCTATGCATGCTCAAACCAGTCTGGTCCAGGATTGAAAAATATACTGTTGGCATCCTTGACATAGCCAACCACCCGAATAATATCGGCAGCAGCACTTGGAGCTGTTTCTACCATATCCCCATCGGTAGTATGCACAAACAAAGGTGCACCAACAGTCGTCCAGTTCCAATCATCTTCTCTGATATATCCATAAAGAAAAACCTTCTTAGTATCGCCATCGTTGCCAGCTTCGAGTGCAATACCAAGTTGTGACGAGCAAGTAGCCTCTGCATCAGCGTCAGCTAGTTCCCACCTGCCGTCATCATTGTTTAGATAGAGCAGGTCTCCGTAAGCATGTGTGGCTCCATATACTCCATTGCAGGCAATGCCGGAATATTTAGCGTCAGCGGATAAAAGCTCTTCCAGCTGTATGATGTCATTTTCAGCCAGAGTAGCTGCCAGCATAGCTGTCAATGTAGCTGCCAGTGTCTGCCATGCCGGATTAGCAGCGTGGCCACCTGATTTTAACAAGTCGCCTGCTGTTCCGTGTGCCAAAGCCGCTGGGGTAGAGGCTGCACCGGCATAGATAATATCACCCTGCTCCGTTAAAAGAGCTTTGGTGATGATATCGTCTTCGTAAGCTATCTTTTTCCAGATAACAGCCATTTATTCCCCCTTTGGTTTGGGTGGTAACACATCAGCTGTTTTAGGCCTCGTATTATCAAAAGCCTTTTCAAGCATCCGCTCCAAATGCCCTACCACCAGCAGCGCATTACCTAAGTCGAGTTGCACAGCATACTTATCAATGACACCAGCCAGTTCGTTATACATCTGGCCCATGAGGTCATCCTGCTTTTTCAGGGCTAAAGGTCTTTTAGGCTGCGCTAGTACAGACATATAAATAAGTGTCCGTATCGTAATAGATTTTACCCAGCACTGGAGCGGCTGGCGCATCTGCTGACGTATGCAGCACTAAGTCGGTGAATTGCTGCCCATTGCAGTCTACCGCCCCAGTCGGTGCACCAAATTCATGCAATAGAATCGCATCGGCTTGTCCACTTTTGTGGGTAGCTGCGTGTAGCGCCACCGACAAAGTTGCAGGATCAATCCATCCGGGGGTATCGGTGGCGACAGATAGAATATAACCGTCTGTCCCTATCGCCAGTACAGCAGGGGTAGACGCTGCCGAAGAAGTGATTAAATCACCCTTTGCTGTCATCGTTGCCTTGGTAATGACATCATCCTCGTAAGCGATTTTCTTCCATGTAACAGCCATATTAAACCTCCATTATTTAGTTGTAGTTTCTACTATAACGATTTTATTTTTCTCTTCGCTGATTAGTATTTGCGGCGCTTTCGCTCCCACTGTGATCAATGGCTTCTGCCCTTTTTCGGGATCACCGCCGATAAAGATTTTGCTTTGGTCATTTAGCCATACTGTAATTTCCATTTTCTACTCCGTTCCGACATAAACATGATCATCATCTGAGTCATAAAAAATAGTGCCTTCCGCACTACTGGAAGAAGAAACTTTAGGGGTTAAGTGTATTTCTCCATCGCTACCCACAAACCCCTCAACGGCATTAATGGCTGTATGTAAATCTGTAATCTGGCCAGCAGTGAGGTTGCAACGAACTGCTGCACCTATGGTGTGCGTGGCGGCAGATGTGCCTTCCTGCGCTCTGGTAATATCTATCACATCGCCTGTTCGAGCAGTAGCCAGCACAATTTCTCTACTGGAGGGCAGGTTATAATCAATTACCAGCGTCATCGGAAAAGATGCACCGAAAAGACTGCCTTCTCCCGTTGCCACCGTTATAGATAAATCACCAACCCCAATCGCAGCAGCCAGGGTAGATGCTACCCAGTTTTTCGGTGTCTTAAACGTGGTCATTACTTACTACTCCAACCGCAAAATGGACAATGTAAACCATTGTCCGTCTGCTCTATCGTCCACCCGCAATTAGGACAATCAGTAACAGGCACTGGCGGAGTTTCCTTAGCTGCCTTTATCCATGACTTGATTTCGTCACCAGTAGCCATGTTAGACCGTGCCTAAAACGTAAAATGTCCTATCTGCTGTTTGGTTAGCACCTGTGTATATCCTGAAATAGCGGATAGCACCCAGACAGTCACAATGAATATAGACGCCGCCCGTGCCCGCCGTGGTTACCCATTGAGCTGTCGCATTGTCCGAAGTTTGGCGGTAATGGAGAGCATACGGCACAGTGGCGATTGCGCTGTCCATTTGCACGAGTAACGAAACAGCAGCGGAGTCTATTGTCGGGATATAGATTGTCACGCCCGAACATTCCCGCCCCAAATCGACCAGCGCAGATGTTCGGTCTATATCTTCTCCTGAATATTGTGCTGTCAGGTCTATGTCCATTAAAACTGATTGCCAGCCCACGTTGCTTGCTCTAGCCATACTTAGCCTCCTACAAACTTTTCAAACAAGGAGTAATGTTCTTCTTTGAGTTTCTTATCTTTATCTAATTTCTTAAGTGTTTCCACAATGAGGTCAGTAGCTTTTTCCCCGAAGTTGATTTCCTTATTGGTATCACCTTCAGTCTTCCATGAAACTGCCCCGTTATCCCCGGTCTTGAATGATAGTGCCTTGTGCTCTTCCTCACTGAAAGATAGATCCTCTTTCATTTTCCGCATGATTTTAAGTGTGGTAAAGTCGCCTTCTTTGGGTAAGATATTGAGCAGGATGAGTCTGTCGAATACACTAAGCTTCACTATTTATCCTCTTTCTTTTCTTTATTTTTCCCGATGACTTTCCCGTTTTTATCCTTAACGGTCTTGATTTTTCGACCTCGAACCGTGAGTTTGCCCTCGCAACCTTGCACCAACTTACTTACTAGGCTATCCTCGCCTTCCTCGATTATCATGGTATCTTTTTCAATTCTGAGTTTTGCGCCCATAGTTGCCTCCTAAAATTAAAAGGGGACTGATAAGGCTCAATCCCCCCGGAAGCCATTTATAGTTAATTTTGGGTAGGATAGGCATTGAGGTAATACGGAGTCCCATCAATGCTAACTGTGAGTTGAACAGTTGTTCCGCTTGCTGTTCCCGTTTTGACCAGTGTCGTTGTACCTGTTCCAGCCTTGAAGTCGATGAAGGATGCAACATTATCGCCACCGTAAAGCTGTACCATGTTAGAGACGGTGCCATCGTTGCTTTTCAATCGCAGCATATTTACACAGGTTGTGGTATTGACTGACTCTAGAATTACCATATCGGTCAGAGTTGTCCCGGTGTTATTTAACTTAAACTCCGCAATCGCTATGGTGGGATTCCCACTTATGTTTGTCATGGCGCTTGCACCATCGAAAGCAAAGTAAGCCACCAGGGCCTCTCCTGACTGAACCTCTACGGCATCGGAGACGGTCATACTCGCCTGGACTGTGGCGCAAGCAGCTACGTTATACGATAGCGCCTGTCTGAGTTCCAAGCAGTTGACAGAGGTCGCGGTATTAGCTGCGCCGGTGTTTACACGGAACCTCGCGGCGGCAATATCGTGCGCTGTGGTTGAAGAACTTAAAAGATTTACCTGAATGGGCACGAAATGTGCCGTCTGCCCAGTGACGGTAAAGGCATCGTTCCATGTGCCGATGGCAATAAAGGCATCATCGTCATCAGCAAAGGCAGGGGTTGCACCAGCGAAGTTGATACCTTTAGCCACCGTTCCTGTAAAGGCAATGCCATTAGAGAGCGCGGTAGAGGCAATGTTGATACAGTTTTGCGTTCCAGAAGTAACGGTGCCGGAAGTTACCTTGATGCCATTTACGGTAACTGTACCAGCCGTTTGGGTGGTATTCGGCATGGTTATGTCGATGCCATTCCAGGTGGTTGTGCCACTTGTAGTTTGTGCAATCGCACCAGTGGCCGTAATTTCGATACCCTTTACAGTCGGGCTTGCAGCATCAACCGTCATTTGAGGCAGGTTAATATCAAGAGCCTTAACCGACTGCTCCGAGGTAACGACAATATTAGTTCCGAAGTCGAGATTAACACCGACAACAGCACCTGTAAGGGTAGTAGAGCCGGCAAAGTCAGCGTTAATTAAGGTTCCCGATACCCATTCAGTCTCCAGCACAAAGTCGAGGAATGTGCCGGCGGCAGTTGGGGTAACGGTAAGCGCACCGGATAAACCGACTGTAGTTCCAAACAGGGCTCCGGCTATACCGACACCACCATCAATTATTACGGCACCAGAGCTTGTTGAGGTTGATGCGGTTGTACCTGAAATATCCAGAACAGATGAGGTACCGACCAGTAGCAGTTTATTAGCCGACTGGTCCCATTGCAGGTAGTTGCCGTTGGTTGCGCCATAGGCATACAGGTCAACACCCTTAGAGCCCCCGGAAGCGCCGAGGGAAAGAGTGCCATTATTGGAGTCGCCACTTGGAACCCAGAAGACGCCGCACCCTGTGGTGATACCGTACATGGATACGGTCACACCATAGGTATCAGCACCGAACAGCCATGAGCCGTTAGTGCCACCGTCCATGTCCCACAGCACGTTGTAGTTAGCCGTCGCACCATAGAACCGGACATTCATGGACTTGGTGCCGTCATTACCAAACTGGACCTCGCCTGTATTATCTGCTGCGGGGATTATTGCTAAGTTAGTAGCGTTCCATGTGATTGCAACGTCCGCAGCATCCCCAAATTCAAGGGAGCAGCTATCACCGAGGGCTAAATCCTCAGTGCCGATTGTCAGGTCTCCGGTTACCGTTACATCAACCCCAGATACCGTCATCGTAGCGGCACCATAGTCAATCTTGAAGTAGCCTGAACCTGTGGTGTAGACGGTAAAATCTACATCATTTGAAGCGTTGCCTACAGAAACAGCGCCAGGAGCCAGGGTGAGCACATTATAGGCATCACTCATATAGTTTTTTTCGTGGAATATAAGGTTACCACTAGACCATCTTGAAGCAACTTGTGTTGCAGGCATTTAATTCCTCCATGCGCTTTTTGTTGCGCTTATTTGGCGTGGTTCGCCCTCTAGTTTTAGATTTAGGGGGTGAATGAAGCATTGTGTCTCTAATGGGAAAGGGGAGATTTTTAGTCTCCCCTTCTTTAATTGCGTTCATCTTAGCTAATCGCAGTTGGCATTACTGCCTTAGCGATGCGGGGTTTAGAAAGAATGGCCACTGCAGAAATCAAAGACGTGCCAGTAGCGGCTCCGTCTAGGTCAACTGTTACCCAGTCGTAGACAGTCGTGCCGGAAGTAGGCAGGTCTTCTGCATTGAACTCTATCAGTAAAGTCTTGCCCTGATAGGTGGCTGCAACGAGTGAAAGTGTCGATGCTGTTGCATCGGCAGCATAGACATCTGCACTGGTGAGTTGGTTTACCGCGCTACCGAGTCTGTAGTGGAAGGTCATGTCTGAGGTATCTGCCGAATCGGTAGCACCGCATTCAACAGTCAGAACATTATCGCCTGTTAGCGAATCACTGAACATGATAGCAATACAGCATTCGTCGTAACCCTTCATCTGAAAGCTTTCGAATTCTACAGCTGCATTGGAGTCGTAACCTGATACCACTAATTGAATAATCCCGTTTTCTTGACTGAACATCTCTTATATCCTCCGTTTACTAGGTTCTGGTCGAGGACAGCACGACGAACGGAGAGTAGGTGTTGCTGCCCCGTTTGGGGGTTAAGGTTGAGGTCCATGTGGGTGAGCCGTCATATCTCAAGACGAAGCGGAATGATTGCTCATCGTAGTCGAACTTGAAGTGCATTGAGGTCGCAAACTTGATTCCGCTATTTCCGGCCCTGCCACCGATGATGTACTGGGAGAAGTCGCATAGCGCGATGTCCCCGGCTGTACCTATCGCCTGGCATTTCTCGGTATAGATAAGAGGTCTACCCATTAATGTTTCGTAAGGTGAATTGGCCAGCCCGCCAGCGGGCATCCAGATAGGAACACCGCCTGTACCAACAGGCAGTACCATAGACATTAGTTGTGTAGTGCAGTCGGGGTTGGCCAGCCAGATGGCCTTATTCCGACCCTGCGGGTACATGCGCGCCCATATGCCCATGATGTTCTCTGCTATAACAGTAGACGCACCCTGCCCGGTAACGGCAGTAACAGTGACTATGCTGGGGTTGCTTGAATGGAGAGCACCCAGCGGCATATTAGCGCCAGTGCCGTTTAGATAGTCATCATCTTCAACAAAAGCAATCGACTGCGAGAATTTGCGGGTCAGGTTAGCTTCCAGCGCGATGGCGCTATCCTCTAAAAGTTCATCGGTTACATGGCATAACCCGACTAATTTATGCAGGGTAAGCGCTATCTTTTCGAACGTCGGGTTTTTAGCAGTCTTTAGCCCGCCCTCTCCTGGTCTATACAGTGTGATTCCGCCGAAGTAGTTCGAACTGTGGTCTGTATCTACGTCAGCAGGAATGGTGATGCGGTTTGAGGCCATGGGCTGAAACTGCGCCCGTGGCTTAACAATCGACTCTTCGAGGGACTTCTCTATGATTTTATTTGAGAATTCCTCAGGAACGGTATATCCGCCTTGTGCAAGGTCGCCCTCTTCCATGTACCCGGCAGTCTTGCAGACAGTCTTCCAGTTGAGCAGTGCTTCGCTAGGATGATTGTCTGTCTCTACCTTTACCAGGTCCGTCAGGTAATGGCCAAAGGACTTAAACCCGCCCCTTGGGTCGGATATCTTTTTGTCCATCTCGTCCATAGTGACTCCGACAGCCGGGGTGAATTTGCGAACAGGATCGGACATGGCTTTAGTTGCGGCTTCTGCAGCTATGCCGCCGATCTGTTCCAAGTCTTCTTTAGTTAAAGGCATTTATTTACTCCTATTTTTTATTACCCTGTCTATCGTTTGTGCTATTAATTCTGCCACCATGTGTTTATCCTGCTCAGACAGGGATTCGGCAGGTTGTGGCTCGGTCATGTCAGCGACAGGGACATTTGTCAGGTTAATAACAGTCCCATCACTATCGAGTAATTGGATACCGGACTTTATATCTTCAGGCTTGTCGCAGCCTGTCAAGCGACTAAGTGTTTCATGCAGTTTGAGAGCCATACCCCTGGTAATTTCGGATATACCCACCTCATTCAATATAGAGATGCAGTAATCCATTTCATCTTTTAAGGCTTCCTGGCTGACTGGTTTTGGTTCGTGTTTAATCTCTGGCTCTACCTTGTCATGTTCTTCTTCTAGCATCAGGTCGTTAAGAGCCTTTAGTGCCCTGAACTCTTTGGCGTTTATGATTCTCTTTTGTTTCGCTGATTCCAGCGCGTCAGGATTAGCCGGTACCGGGCAGGCGGATAATTCCAGCAGCTCCTGCTCAGTGAATACATTGCCTCCCCACCTTGGCGTGTCGTTTTCACCTGTCTTACCCTCCCAGTTACGAGGCGTAAAGCCGACAGACACAGCCCGCAGGAAGCCGCCTTTGTAAAGCCGATAGATAGTATCGGCGAATTCGTAAGTATCTTTATCTGCAAACTCGATATGGAACATGAGTTTTTTGTCCTGTATCCACACCTTCACCGCTTTGCCGATAGGGGGTTGCGAATAGTCGTGAGCCCACATGAACACTGGATTTTTGTTGTAATTGTCCAGCACCCATCCTGAGGCTTTGATAATATCGGTCTGCCTGTCTTTGGATTCTGTAGAGCCGATAAACTCGAGGACACGCGGAGCAACTTCTTTGACTTCGCAGGTAATAATCTTATTGAGCATAAAAGTAGTAGACACTCTAACCTCCTGAAATAGTTAAGCCGCCCATTTAGAGCGGCTTCGTGCATGATTTGACAGTTATTTAGTCTAAGTAAGCAAATATTACACAGCGGCAATTCGGGTGTAGAGCTGGTCTTGGCCCCTCTGAAATAGGATATATATTGCCGTGCAAAGCCCCGCATTCTTCACAGGTGCGCTCATCACCCAAAGCCGTGTACCACTCAACCTTCTGGACACCCTCGGAGCGATAAAGTTCCTCAGCGCCCTTATTCGAGGCATTAATAGTTTCGGTGCGTGCTATCATCTCGGCCCTGCTTGATGCGGATAGTGTGAAATAACCCTCGATGCGCTGCGTTAGTTGCGGAATCGACTCACCCAGGGCGTAACCCTCTGCCAGCAATACCCGTAATTCTTTGATTGATGTGTCGTTAAGGCCCCTGGCCAGCTCAAAGGCGTGGTTTATTATCCACTCTAACACCAAGGGATTAGTCAGTGGCGCCACATCGGCTTTCAGTGGCCTGCGTGTAGTTGAATCGGCAAATGCCCAGCCGGTTTTAAATGACTGCTCAATAGCCGGAGTAAGCGCTTTTTGGAACTGCTCGTTAGCCTCAGTCTCGTTGAATGTGCCGTCACGCCATGACTCTATGTTCGAGATTACCTCTTTGGCTTGGTCAGTGAATAGTTTTTTGAGGACAGACTTGAATTTGTCCTCGTCTTTCTCTGCCTGCCCAACATAAGAGCGCCACATGGCTTCTTTCTGCTGGTCGGAGTAGAATTTATGTTTCAGCGCTTTTGGGTTGCTGGCCACCTCGCCTACTGAGACAGGTGTAACACTAAAAGGCATCAAGAACGTGCCGCCATCAGGTTCGGGGTCATAACCAAGATTCAAGCGGGCTTCTTCGCGTGTTATCACGCCGCCAGCAACCGCCTGCATGGTTTCGCTAACTATCTGCTCTCTGTTGGCCGGCACCGGGTCGTCAAAGTCGAACTCGATATCGCTACCAAACAGGGGGCAAAGTTGCTCATTCAAGGCTTCCCTGATTTGTGTCAGTTCAGGCTTGATAACTCTCTTGGCAAAGGTGTATTCGCCTGCTTCGGCATTGGCTCTGTTGACATTCTCAGTTATGCCCATGATTGAAGCGGGTATATGATAAGCACCCAGTATGGTTTCGCGGGAATAGCGCCTGAGTTCTTTGAAGTCCATATCCTTTGTGGATAGGGCTATCATGTGGGGTGTTACCTTGCCAAACAGGAAGGCGGTCTTGTAAGCGTTAGAGACACCGCGAAACTTTTGGTTCCAATAGAGTTCGAGTTCCTTTTTGGCTTCCGGCCCGGGGTCGCTATCTTCGATGGAAAGAATCAAGCCCGGTCTACCGTCGTTGTAAAATAGCTTATTCTGGTATCTGGCTGCGTTCTTTTCAGAGTCCAGGTCGAGTCCTATACTCTGAGCTGCACCTAACCCAGCTAAAGGATTGGACGGGTTAGGGTCTTTGATACGTATGACTTCGTTACATTCAAAGCGAACCTTATTGGCACCACGCTCAAACTCATAGTGTGAAATAAACTCTGTCGGATGAGGAATGACCTTCATAAACGAAGGCGAGGCCAGCCACATCTCGGCTGGATATCCCATGCGGTTATAATTCAAGGTGATAAAACTATCTCCCACCAACTTGCGATACATCACCAGCAGTTGGAAAAACTCATAGCGGGTCTGAAATGGGTTGACTTTCTTTAAAAGCTCCAGGGCAGGATGTTCAAATAATTCCACTCTCTCGCCAGCTTTGAGTTGGTATAAATGCCAGCCCGCTTCCGCCACAGAACTAGCGATAACCGACACAGCGCCGAATAACCACCCCACGTTGCCATAAGCATCAAGATAAGACTGGTAGTTCATACCCGGCGGGATAGCCATGTCAAACATGCCAGAGCCAAGCCGATAACCTTCTGTTGCTTTTGGTTTTTGTCTGAATATCGTTGGTAGTTGCATAACCACCTCTATGTAACCAGGATGCCGAATTTAGTTCCGCCCGTTAAACCCAAAACGCCGTATCTTCTGCTATCCATGCCATGACTGAATTGGTGCGTTGTTTTGGCTGTGAGCTTGCCGTCTTTGTCAGGAATGTACCTGAAGTTTCGCTGCTCTTTGATACAATTCAGGCTGGATTTAGTCCAGTGTTGTTTATACTGCCTGAGTTTTTGATGGCCGAATTCCACCGAGTCAGCGCCTTTCGGGCAGGCTTTAACGTTGTATCCGAACTTGTGAATCTCTTCTATGGACTTGGGTTCGGCTGCGTCGGCAAATATTTCATCATAATGTTTTCTGATTCCCAACTCTTCCATGCGATGCGCTATGGCGTCATTGGTCAGACCTGCCTCATAAATTAGCTCTTCTGAATAGAGTGAGTCCCCCAAAATAACATTCCGGACCAGCGCGGTCGGATCGTTGGAGTATCCGAAGTCCATACCGTAAAAAGCATTGCCTGCCGGCAGTTGTTCTACTTGCTCGAAGTACGGATAGACCAGCCCCTCGATTTTACCTATGCGCCCCAGGCCGTAAACATTCCACCAATTCGGATCGGTGTTCTTGTTGGATTCGATGTTCTTGACGATGGACTCAGGCAATACCCACAACGCATCGCGGTATGTTGAGTGGATATAAAAATTCTCAGGTTTGTCGATTAAATACTCGTGTGCGTAAAACTCACTAACCGGGTTCCAGTCAGCCCAGGTAAATATCTCCGTGCGTATGTCCAGCTCTTTGAAGGCTTCGTAAGGGATATTGTTTAACTCGTTGCAGAATAGTAATTGCCTTCTGCCACCACGCAGCTTAGCTGATTCATCGGCACCAAAGAACTCGATCTGCCCCGCGTCAGGCCAAGTATAGATGTGGTCAGTCGCATTCCAGTGAGCAGAGTTAAAATCATCACCCAGGATGTTGCGGAAGTCTCTAATACAGCCTCTTTTGAGGTGGGGTAGCGACTCGCTGACAACCGAGGTGAGAAAAGGCACCTTAACTCTTTGATTAATATGGATTAAAAGCTGCAGGATGGAGATTGTCTTGCTGGATGATGTACCGCCCTCATTCAGAGCGCGGCGGTATTGAGGTCTGGCAAGATATGCCTCGGCGTTATGTCGGTATATTGTGGTGAGTTTATATTCCACATTACCTTGCCTCGCTGATAATAGCCTCAGCCGCCTTCTGTGTGCCAGTGTCGGCCACGACAAAGACGGGCTTGGAGATAGGCTGGCCGTTTGAGGTTACGTCAACTGATTCCTTAGGTTTGCCATCGGTATAATTCAAAACCATCTCGATAGCCTTCAGGTTGCCTCTCACAGCTGCGTCAATTAAAGCCTGCGCTATCATGTCCTTATTGGTAACGCCGTTAATGTGCTTCTTTTTGAGATAGGCTTTGAGCAGACTTGTTAGGCAATCGCCATTAGACGGCCTGCCGCGAGGATTACGAACCTCGCCTTTTTTTGCCGCAAATTGATTCCCCTTAGAAAACATAGTGATTTCCCTGTATTTTTATTTCGTGATTTGTGCCTCGTTAAAATTGTCCCGCCCAGTGGAAAGAGAAAACACCGGGCGGGCGCTGGTAATAGTTCGCGGGCTGGTGGTCTGGCTCGACACCGCCACGAAGGGATTTTAGACTCCGTATACAGAGTACCCCACACCCGCGGGAGGAGAAACAGGCGGCTAAGAGAAAAAGAGAAAGAATGGCAGAAGAAAATCAGTCACAAAATAAAGCAACTTTGTCAGTGACGCTGGGGGATTGGTAGCGAGTAGCAGATTCGAACTGCTGGCTCTGGGTTATGGGCCCAGTGAGCTACCATTGCTCCAACTCGCGGCACTCTCTACCATAGAAAAGAGCCGGCGTCTTTGCAGACTTTCCGACCCTATACTTACAATCTTAGACCAGTTGTTCGTAAAATGTCAATGTTACGCATAAACTGTCAAGAGCATAAGGGCTGTTTTATCCCTTTTTGTTTACGAGTGTTCTCAGTTTCCCAGCACCACTTTTTGTAACTTTCCTTGCGCCTTCGCCACCCGGAGCAATAATTAAGCGCTCTCCGGGCCGGTCTGCTTAACTGCTCTATTGTGTCCACCTGTGGCGCCTCGTCTACCAATGCTTCGCCTGCTTCGCCGCACATCGCCAGCCGTGCCTCAATCTCCGCTATCACACAAGACACACTCTCAAAAGCAGCGCTGATATTGCGTGACTTCTGCACCAACTCGGTCTGTGGATCGTCGCTCACCGGCAGATTGCAGTAATTATGCAGGATGCAAAACACCTGATGGCGAGAATAGACAATTAGCTGAAGTGGCCAGGATGAGCATATGCACTCGTCCCAAACAGCACCACATTGCCGGCATATAGCCTGACTCAACCCTTTTTCTCCTGCGGCCAGTGTCGAACCTGTCCCGGTGTGGCGGTCATTACCCGCACCGTTTCCGGATCCGGCTCATTATTTCCTGAGAAATATACTTTTACTGACGACCTTTGCAGTTCTTCCGGCGGCATCCAGTGTTTTTTGTGATTGGCCCGCTGGTAGAGCATGAGTATTATTTTGTCGTCAGGGTTGAGGCAGTCCCACAGGCGGTTATACATTCCGCACCTCACAGGATGGCACAGGACAGCGGTATTTAGGGCACTGCCAGTTAAGGCACTTGTAGATTATTTTCTTGCCCCATGGTGAGCCTGCTAACGGCTGGTGGCAGCTCTTGCATTTACCAGCTGTACGATTTCTGCGTACAGCTACTTTCGGCTTCGGCTTGTTATGACTTCCCTTTATGCGACCTTTTGGCATTTTCCCTCCTATAAACAAAAAGCCGAATCACTGAGCGTCTTGCTCTAGTCGACTCGGCTTGGCAAATTATGCCTGCGGCCTGAATTATTTAGTTAGGAAACTTCGGCTAAATCTTCCTCCATGTTAAAACTGAGTTGCATTTTTACCCTGACTATCCGCCCTTTGACAATCTGGATCGTCACCTCACCGCATCCGTCCTTTGAAGCTCTGACAATATCAAGCTGCTTCTCGATTGCCTTCAAGGTGACGGAGTTCAAATATTCTCACCTAGATAGGGTTTAAAGGTTAATTTTTCTTCTGGCATTTTCAATCTCCGTATGAAATAGCTATCCCCCTCACGGCCAACTGTTGTGTCGCTATGATATTGTCCTTATGGTCGTTTTCTAAACTCAGTCTGGCACACTTCGCCTCAGCTGCCTCAAGTTTTGTTTTTAACTGTTTATTCTCTGCCAATACTTCCTCAAGTTTGCGATTGGTGTTGGCTAATATTATGGCTTTTTCGTCTCGTCCTTCCGCCTTGGCATGCCATTCCAACACACATTGCCATACTCTTTCTGGAGTAAGCATTGCTTCTTTTGGGGCAATCTGTTTATCAGCTCTCGGTTTTTTAATTCTAATATTTAATTTCTTTCTAGCCAAGATTATTTTATTATCGATTGCTTTAACGCTTCTATTCGGAAAATATTGCTTCTGTAATTCTTCCTGTGATTCCTGCGTAAAAACCCTCTCTCCCCTGTTCTTTACAATATCCTCAATAATTTTTAAGTCTTTTTTACTCCACAGCTCATTATTCTGTATATTGTCCTTAATCATTTTTACCTCCTTATTTTTTAACCCCTTGTCAGTATTTCGACTATCTCATCCCACTGTGCAGGACGCCAGATATAAACTTCCACCAACCCGCACTCTTTCAGGCCTTCAAGTTTCTCTTCCTGCGCCGGCGACAGTTTGCCGGTGTCTGTTTTTAGTTCTGCCAGAATAAAGCGGCGGTACTTCCAAATAACCAGGTCAGGGAAGCCGCGCTCTGAGTGTATGCTAAGCCATGGGTGATATACCTGATAGCCCAGCGTCCTTGCAAGTTGTGATACCTGGCTGGTAAACTCGCGCTCTGTGAGCTTGACGCCGGAAGCCCGCACCTCTTTCACACGGCGGGAGGTCATAACTTCTCCCCTGAATGGGCGGCAATCAGTCTCTCCAATCGGTTTAGTTTCTCCTGCCGTATCCTCGCGAAAGACTCAGGGAATTGGGTTTTGAGTTGCTCAATACAAATACTCACATCAGCCATTTCCTCAGCTACGTGCTCTGTGGTATCCTTGCCACGCCGTTCACGGTGAATGGCGTGTATGAGTTCACAACATTCTTCCAAAAGCATGCTAAACTGGCTGTCTATCCCCCAAAGGTCAATTGCTTTTCGGTATAGTTCAACCTCAGTGCTCATACTTTCTCCTCTACATAAGGTTTTGGACAGGAAGGGAGTTTACCACCGCTGTGTAAAGGGTCTAGCAGTAAATCACACCACTCATTTTCGTTGCTAAACACGCATCCACTACACCACTTTCCCTTTGGTATCCACTGTCTAATGTCATACTTTTTGAGTTTAGCTATCTCTGCCTGTAATTTAACAACCTCTTTGCAGTGTAGTTTTACACGCTTATCAAGATTGCCGTTGGCTATCTCTAGTGCTTCTACTCTTTGCTTCCAGTTGTCTCTTTCATAATTCATCATCAT